CAAAAATAAGAGTTTTTTTTCTAAAAGTAAAAGATATTTATATTGTTAATTCTGCGGATTTTGTTGTTGCTCCCTTTGTCTACGTTTTTCCAACAATTCTTTAACTCTATCCTTACGTTGTTCTTCTTTTTGTTCTTCAAATCCTAAGAAGGTTGTTGAGCTTTCAGTATCGATTTCGAGTAATTCATTGTCAAATTTACAGTTTTCAAACACAATCCCGTCAGAACCTATACGTGATTTTGTTATTGCAATTGTGGCAAGTTTCATTTCTTTTTGTTGTAATGTTTTCGCAACTGAAATGATTACGTGACCTACTTGAGCTTTTTTAATCGAACCTCCCATTTGGTCGGTTGTAACAACTTCTGAGGAAATTGAGGAGCGATTACCTTGTGTTGCGGTCCACCCAACAAGCCCTAATTCGTGACACATTGCCTCAAAGTGCCTCATTACAGAACCTTCAGCTTTCCACTCATCAGTTTTACTGGATTCTGGCATAACACAATCGATATAATCCAAAACTATTATATCCAATTTATTTCCATCAGCAATCATTTTTCTTACCTGATTTTTGATTTGATTCATAGTCATAGTGTCAGATGGTAATTTTTTAAGAACCAATTTGTTTGGCATTTGATTTCTTATTTCATCAACTTTTGCAATAACTTCTTCTTTTTGTAATGCCAATTTGTCAGGTTCAATTCCTGTCCAAATGGTAAAATGTTTTCTTTGAATAATTTTGGGGTTATCCTCAAAAAATATTTGTAAAACATTATATCCCATATTGAACGCAGTGTTAGCAATCTTAGTAAGTACTGTTGTTTTACCAACTCCCGTTGGTGCTAAAATTACACCAATTTCTCCTTTAGCTAAACCACCTTTTAGTAACCTATCGATGCCAGGGATACCCATAGGAATTGGATGTCTGAAATCGTCGTTTAAAACGTCGTCAAGACCTGAAAAAATATCTGTGATACCTGTGTCCCTTTCACCCACTTGTAAAGCCTCTCTAACCAATCCTTCAACTTTGTCATATGATTCGAAGTCACCTTGATTGATTATTTTTTGGGCTTTATCCATAACCTTTTGAAGTTCTTGTTGTTTACAAAACTTCATAGCTTTTTCTTGTACAAAAGCAGTTCCTTCAAATGGTGCATCCTGTACTTTTTTAAACATATCCAAAACAATTTTCAAAACCATCTCGGTTGAAATTTCTGTTTTTGCAATTTGTTCAAGAGTTTCGAATGATGGGGTAGATTGATACTTCGTGTAGTACTCTTTTACCATTTGTGTGATTAGTTGAAAATACTTGTTGTCGAAGTAATTTGGCTCTATAACATCAATGATTGATTGAGCGAATTCTTTGTCTACGATAAGTTGGTTAAGTAATTGTATTTGGAAAGTGTTACCGAGATATTCAAAATTCTTATTCATAAAAAGAGCCGTAGATATTGATAAATATTACTTACTTAGGTCATAACCCAAGTAATCGTATGTTAAATTTTCAGTTGAAAAAACTTCTGTCAAACTACGAAGTAGTTCTTTCAAGTGTGGACGTACATCAACTGTGTAACGAATTTTTGGGGGATATAATTTACCGTCAAATATTCTATGACACAATGTGTCTTCACCCACTCTAACAAATAAATTGAAGTTTTCGGGTGACTCAGTGTTGGATGTATTCAAAACTTCTGGGTCATCAATAATAGCATCTTGATTATCCATCATATAGGTTACAGTTTTCATTTTGAGGTCGTAATCCAATACATCTTGAATTTGTTTAAAATACTCTCGTAGTTCGTTTGAACGGTGAGCCTTCGGGTTGTAACTACGTACGTTAAAAAATCTTTGGACAACAATGTTATCATTGAGTGTCAACAAAAATTCCATTTTTACTACTTGTTCTTCTTTCATAAAATTAATTTAGTTGGTTTTTGTGTTTTCTTTTTTCTTTTCTAGTGAGTTTCATAAATGGTCTGATAAAATCAACAAAGGATTCATCGTTTTTGGGTAAGTACTTAAAGAACCCATCTTCGGTCATCATTTGTATGAAGTTTTTGGAAGCTCTACCCTCAGGGTCTAAACTTTCCGTGTAATAAAGTCCTACTAATTTTTTTGCATCTTCAGTTAATAATGGATTTTTCAAGTCAACAATTTTTTGATTTATCTCCAATAGGTTGTAGTTTTTGTTTTCATTTTTACTTACAGAATTTTTGATATTTTTCAAGACTTTGTTGTTTGGAAATTGTTCTAATAGTTTTTCTGTCTTGGTTAAAATATCAGTTACAGATACCGGCATTTCAAGTACCTCAGGAAAAAACTTTAAAAATGTTTTTTCACCTAATGATTTAATACCAAAAATATTGTCTGACTTATCACCCAAGAAAACTTTTGAGACAAATACATTTTGATGTGGAATATACTCTTTTTCCAATCTAACTTTATCACCTTTTTGATAAAGAAATTTTTGTATTGGTGAAAAAATGGAAACGTCATCGTTTAAAAGTTGCATATAATCTCTGTCCGAGGAAAATATTACTTTGTGTTCATTTAATGAAATACTGCAATAGTATGCAATTAAATCATCGGACTCACATTTTTCAACTTCTAATTGACGAACGAAACATTCTTCCAAATACTGTTTTACTCTACCTTTCTGAAAATAATATGACTCGAGTTTTGACTCGTTCATATCATTACGACGGTTTAACTTGTAGTCAGGATATAATTCACGACGCACGACTGCGTTATCGACTCCGTCCCAAAAGACAATAATTTTGTCGTACTCATTTTCTTCCAATTGTTTACGTAGGGTGTTAAGGAAATGAAATAAACCCCCGATGTGTTTCCCTTCCACATAGAATTCTCTAACTCCGTGGAATCCAATTTTGAATAAATTATCTCCATCTACAAGTAGTGTTTTCACAAATAATAGATTATGAGTTGTCCTCTTTCTCTTCAGTAAGTGTGAAATCTCCGTCAGTTCCAATTATTTCTTTCCAATAATCAGAATGCTCTTTCTTGTAAGCCTCAATGGATGCCTTTTCCTCAGACACTTCTTTACCTGCTAAAAATCCGTGAGGGGTTACAATAATTTTTCCGTCTTCGTAACCCAATCCATTAATGTGGTTTTTCATAACAGAAACTTTGGTTCTTGTTGCAAATTTAACAGTACGTTTGTCTTTGGTAGCAGTAATCTTAGTTGTACCAGCACCTTTTTGGTTTCCAAATAAAAATACCAAAGATGAATTTAACCAAATGGATTCACCACCTTTCGCTTTGATTTTTGGTTGACCGAATGGATTGTCAGGTAATTCAACCCACGGTTGATTAACAATTACCAAAGTGTTTTCGTACTTTGAATCTGCTTTACGTGAACCTGAAATTCGTTGGTTGATTCCCATACCAATTTTATCTGCTAAGACAGATGCGTTGTGTTGTTTACCACCCTTACCATCGAACGTCATTTTACAAGGTACGGAACCTACTGAATCCCAAAGAAACAAAAGACTGTAGTCTAACTCACCCTTTTCTTGTGCATCCAAGAGTTCATTGATGTAGTCCGTGATTTGTTCAATGTAGTTGAAATTATTATTGAAAATATAAAAACCATCCCAATCAATTTCACCTGTTGTTTCATCTACAACTTCTTCACATTGAAATCCCATCAACTTTGCGTGTTCGAAACTCCACTTTTGTTCAGTAATGATAAACACAGGAAGTATTTCTTTTTTCTGTGCATCAACAGCGGTCTTAACAAGTGCGGTCGTTTTACCTGTGTCTGAGTGACCTAAGAACATATTGATATGTCCGATAGCGGGACCAGGTAAACCCACAGCATCCAAGAAATTAGTACTTAAATCAAAAAATCTCTGTGGTTTGTATTTAGCCGAAGTAGAGAATTTCTTCTTTACTGAATTGAAATCGGTTTTCTTAATTGCCATATCCGTACTTATAAAATTCTTTCAAAGTTTCCAATTTATCTTTTGCGTTTGCCAATTTCTCAACAAACTTATCCATCTCTTCTAAGTGTTGTGGATGTTCCCCAATACCAACAGGGTTCTCCATATACACCATCAAAATTGCCTCAGCTTCCGCAATTTCACTCTCATATTTTTTAGAGAGTGATTCATACATTAAAGTTCTTATTTTCATATTAAAAATATAAAGAAGGTGCAGACGGTGTCTGCACCATCTGTTTTTTAGAATGGTAATTCCTCGTCAACCTCATTATTTGCCTGTGGGTCAACATACTTTGAAGTTGGTAAAGATGAGCCACCAAATGATTCGGTAGTTTCTACATCGTTACTATACACATAACCACCCTTGTCACTGTCCCAACGAGGAACTTCACCACGAGCAATTGCCTCCAAATACTCAACAGGTTTTTTTGAATACACATCCAACCAAGTCATTTCGTCTTCTAACCAATCCTTTTTGATTTTATCATCTTGATGAACAGGACTTGGGTCGTCGTACATAATAGTGGATACTGTGGTATAAGCAGCTCCTTTGGGAGTTTTTTGTTTGGTTAACTCAATAATTAAATCACGACCTTTTTCAGCGTCTGTGACATCACCTTTGTTTCTCCAAATGGGAATTATTTTATCAAGAATTCCATCTTGTTTGTAATTGTGTTTAAATCGCCAAAATTTAATACCGTCCTCTTCTCTGTCTCGGTCGATTACTTTGACAATATAAAACTTACGTGATTTATATTGTTTTGCAAGTTCTTTGTCAGATTCTTTACCTGTCGACATTAATTCTTCGTAAACCTCGTTTAAAGGAGAACGTTCGTTGTCATTTTTTCCTGGGTCGTAAAACTTTTGCCATTTACCACCTACCTGTACTTCGTGGTACCAAGCCTCTTTGAAAGGAGAGCTACCATCAGGTGTTGGAAGGATACGTACTCTACGTTGTCCTGAATTTGATTTGTCGTCTAAAAGAAGAGTGAAGTACTTCTTCATTCTTTCTTCTTGAGACATTCCTTTTTGCCCATAATCAGGTGATTTGGACTGTTCATACTGTGCTAATACTGCGTCTAAAGATGTCATAAAAAATTTGTTGTTAGATGTTAATGTTTAAAATTATAGAAAAAAAATTCATAGTTTCAAAATAAAAAAGGGTTGTATCTCTACAACCCAAATTATAAGTCAAAATTTGAAAATGTCAAAAGTTAAAGTCGGTATCATCGTCCCCATTAGGAGTAAATGTTTTTTTAATCTCAGACGGATTTACATTCTCAACCTCATCTGATGTTAAAACATATTCGTGTTTTCCTTGTTTTTCAAATTTATCTTTGTTGTCATCAAAGAAATCTGTCAATTTTTGGGTGTATGGTCCTGAGTCTAAACTTCTAAGATGAAGTTTTTCTTGTGGTGTCTTTTCTCTATACTTCTCAATTTTAGTTTCGATAGAGTTTAATTTTTCTACTAAACCATCCATTTCAGAAAGTTTTGTTTCTAAGTTTTTTAGATATCCAAATAGTTGGTCAAAGTATTGGTCTTGTTTTGTTTCAATTTTTTCAGAAGACTTTACCAAATCTGTAACGTCCAATTCTTCTGTACCCGACTCACTACTTTTTCCTTCATCATCGATTTTAGTTACCTCATCATCCGCACTTACATCGATTTTTTCTGCCGGTGCATCAGCAGGGGCCGGAGGTAAAGTCGCGTCAGGTGCCGGTAAATCAGCACCAGGAACTGCCCCCAACGCTGGGTCAGGTGGTAAACCAGCTTCAGCTTGTTCTCTGATGTAACGATTAATATTGTGGTGTCTATTAATCTCTTTTAATATTTTTTTATCTAAATTCATTTTGTTATCCGTTTAATAAAGACTTTATTCCTTGTGGTGTTTCAACTCTTACTCTTCGATTAGCAATTGTTTCGTGACCGGCTCTTTCAATAAGTCCATCTCTTTCTCTAACTACATAACAATCACCTGTGTCTAAATCACATACTTGTTTTGTACCATCACCGTTGTCTTTTTCAGACATTCTAACGTTTTTACCAAGGTACTGGTTTAACATATTATTTAAGTTCATAACTTTTTAATTTACATATAAATATCAATATTATCCAAATAGTTGAATATAATCTATGAACAACTTGGGGTAATAGTATTAATAAGACCCAAATTATTCGGATTTGGTGAAGGTGTTGGTGGTGGTGTGAGAAGTGTTATACTTGAATTTATACCTGAGTTGTTCGCTAAAACTTTTGCTTCTTTGAGAAGAGTTTGTAATTCTGTGTTAGTCGTAATGTTATTGTTCTTGTTGTAAGGCCAATTTTGAAGATAAAACACTTCAATTGACCTATTTCTAATATCATTAACTCTAAGTTGTAATCTATTTTTCGAAAACAAGAAATAATCTTCTATTGACTCAAAATGTGCAATAGGGAAAACAAAAGGCTCATTAGGTCCTCTTAGTGTCAAGAAATCCACACAAGAGAATGTTTTCAACATATATGACCTCATTTCACCGTAGTTATAGTTCAAAGTTATTTTTCCATAGTTGTTATTAAAAGCATCAAAATTCTTTTTCTGAGAGTTTCCTGAAGAAGCCCAACTCAAACAGAAAATTATGAATTGTAAATCTTCGTCATTTGGAACAACAAGTTTTAAATTATCAACAAAATCTTTAATAGGTATTTGAGTTTTTGTACCTGTAGTACTTGTCCAACCATTTTCTTTGTAAGGTATCTCTAAGACTTTTGAATCACAAGAATTTTGTGCTGCTTCTTTAGTGTTTGGATTCACACTAGTGTTTGCGTTGTTTTGTTGTGTTGTACCATTTGTTGACGATGCATCATCTTTCCTATTAAGAACCGATTTAATTAAGTTACCTGCAATGTTTTGATTTATACTTGCCAATAAATTATCGGGATATGGATAGGATAAGAAACTTTGCCTAGTACCTTTGAATCTAGTTTGAAATAAACCAGGTGTTATTGTGTGCGCAACCTCTGTTATAAGATAGGAACCATTGAACATTGGTACGTGTCTTAAAATAAAATACATTGTAGGTTGTAACAATGCGTTACCCAAACAAACAACATCACATTCATATGAACGATTTTGGTAAATATTATACAAAGAAGTATTTGGTGTTGTAGTGTCCCTACCTCCAGCCTGATTTGCCATATCTTGAATTGTTGCCACAGTTTCTGCGGTAGCTTTACCAGGTGTTTGTGTAACACTAAACGAATAAAAAACATTTTGACTTCTAATTCCAATATCAACTGAAAATCCCACACATAAGTTTGAAAACGCCCAATCAGTTTTGTTTTCAGTTATTACTTCGCCAAGGGGATTATTTGGGTCTCTCAAGTCAAACGAATCACTTCTAAATAAAAAATTGTTTTTTTCTTTGTTATCCATTGTAACATAACTTGATGGTCTGTCAACATAAAAACAAACTAATTTTGGGCCAGATTTCCTATAATCTACTGTAGCAAAAGTTCCCCACATATCATTTGCAAATTGTTGAGTGCTAGATAAATTTGGTACAGCATTTGCGGTTGCATCTTGAACATTGTAAAAATTTACATATGCGGGTAAGGGCATCACGGTAAAATGGTTTTCAGTTAGTATACCTGCCATATAAGTAAAAACACTCATATTGTAGTTGATAGATTCTGGTTCTACAACTCTTTTGAGTTGAAAGATGTCTATTAATATTTTGTTACCCACATCTCTAGACGCTCTATCCAAAAATAACATATCTTCAAATAGTGTTTTTCTTTTGTAATCATTACCTGCAATCCATTTATCATTCAAAGCTTTAAAAGCTTCATACAAATCAACTTTGGATTGTTTGAAATTATATTTACTCTGTATAATTCCCTCAGGTAATTGAGTGATATTCGGTAATCCTTTTTGAGCTTGACTTACAGTACCAACTAAAGTTTCATCCATAAATGCAAAATTTCCCGTAACGTAATCTTGTAAATTACTTACAAACTCGTTGATGGTCAAGGATGGGTTTTCATATCTTTGAGTTATGTATTGTCGGCAAATTTGACTTAGTTCTTTTGTTGATGTTTCATTTATGTCAATATTTGACTGAACAAAAAAATCTGTAAGGTATTGTTGAAAATTTAAATCCGTTCCAAATCCAATCTCCAACAAAATAGTATTAGATTGAGTTGTCGATGGTGTTGTGGTTCCAAACGGACTAAATGGTATTGGACTTACTACTTGACTTGTGTTTGTGACATAACCGATATAAGAACTCACCGCTCTTCTATTATACTTTGTTGGGTTACCAACACGAAGTACAACGTCATATTCCATAATACTCTTGAATTGAGACATCATCAATCTGTATTGGTCGTCGATTATATTAGTAAAAAGTTCACCTCCGTTTGTATAACTCTTAGTTGGACTAACTACCATCAAAGCCCTAAACATCTGTTGAAAGTTTCTGAACTTAACATCAATTTCGTTGTATGGACCTCCTTGTTGATTCAAAGCGTTGTTGATTGCGGGGTCCGAAGCATTCAAAGAACTTGGTTCCAATTTGAAATTTGTAATCGGTTGACTGAAATTAAGAAAATGTCGTTCCATTTCGTCCAACTCTTTTTTATTGAATACTGATTGAATTTCTTCTATTTCAGTATAGTTCTGTAAACCTACTAAAACGTTATTATAAAGTTGGAAAGAAGGTCTTTCTCCTAATACGTATATGTTTCCAACATAATCTCTTGGGTTAGGTTTGCGTACTGCAGAAGTATCAAAATATCCATAATTTGGTGTATTCCAAAATAATCTAACACTACCGTTATATAGTGAGTTGTTGTTTGTTAACTCTTGTGTGATATTACCAACCCTGTCAAAACATTTTTCTTCAACTTGATTAAAATTCGAACCAAATGAAGGTAATACAAAATACAAACTAGATTTTGTGGATGCTGTGTTACAAAGAATAGACTGTGTGTTTGGTCTTTCTATATTGACAGGAACAACAACTGAATAAGGTTTCACATTAGTGACTCTACTTTGTCCATCTTTTATTGAAACATTATTAATGTTTGAGTCAGTCAAATTTTGTATTAGAAGTCCATTAGCAATTGATTTATTAATTTCATCATTGGTATAGGTTGTGAATAAATCTTGCCCGTTATAAAAATAATTGAAATCACTTATTAATTTCGGATAAAATCCAGGTTGGATGTTAGTGTTTTTTACGGCACCAACCATATATTCATTTTGTAGAGTTATACTTCCAACACCATTTAATACATAAGTTTTTGAAGGATTATTCGTAATAGGGTCATAGTTGTTAACAAAATTAAAATCTGTCCAAACAGGGTCCAAAATATCATTATTTGTTTCCAAATATGATTTATACCTGTGCCACAAAGAACCGATTTTTAAAACCCAAACATACGGTATTTTGTGAATCGCTCCGAATTTTTTTAGACCAGCAAAAATATAATCACCTTGTACATTAATTTTATCAAAGTTTTTGTATCGTTCTCTCAGAGTTGCCAAAGGTAATGAATTCAAAAAAAGATAGGCAGCCGTTTTGTAAGGGTGTTGTACACTATTTTTTTCATTTTGTACACCGTATAATATTGAGTTTACAAAGTATGGAGTGTTCAACATAGATGTTGTTGTAAGCTCTGTAATACTATTTGGTGTGTTGGCAATATAACCCACAGTTGGTGCTAATTCTTGTGGCCCAAGTATTGAAATGGCGGCACTTACCGTTGTGGAATTCAATGTAGATGTGTTAAGGTAACTAAAGTTTGTTACAGGTCTAAGGCTTGTGAAATCATTAACATCCGTAAAGTTTGAAATTATATTTTTTGGTCTATAAATATTATATGTGTTAGCCGTGTTATTAGCCACAGCAGGACTACCAGCAAATATATAATTTGTTAAGTTCTGTGTGTTCCAAGTGTTGTTTGTAAAAGGATATGTATCCTGAAACTGTATAGGATTTGATTGATAACTTTTAAGATACGACTCAAAATTCAAAATGGACGTTTGTGGTATTGCAACATCTGTATTAGAAACCTTAGATGATAATGTGGATACGTTTTCAACCGTAAACGGATTATCAACTCGGTTTGCTAAATACGGGGTTATATATCTGTCTTGTATAAATTCACCCCAAAACAATCCTGTACCGTTATTTGAAAAAACTCTCAAATCATTCTCATAACTTGTAACACTTTCAACTACAAGGCTTTTCAGTTTTTGTGTTAGATATGGATTATCATTTCCAAGTGAAAGAGTAATATTTTGTGATTCTATAGTATTAATTAATCCAATTACATTTGTCTCTGCAATGGCTCCCTGTGACCTTGCTAAACCAGTATAGAAACTGTAAATTAATTGTCTTTCATAAATTTCGTATAAAAACTTAATTTCTTCTTTGTTTAAATAAGCCAAGCTTATAATTGGAAATTCTAAAGCATTTATATTAACAATTTTAGTGATTGCTAATTGATTATCTTCTGATGGTTGTGTTACAGGCGGTTCATATTTTTGTGAAGTACCTTTCAAATATTCTTCAACAAATTCTACTTCAGGCCACTTGTCGTAAAGATATGCTTTTGTTAAATTAACAAAGTCAGGGTCGCCAGGATACATTAACTCAAACTTTGGTTTCTGAGGGTCATCGTTTTGTTGAAACACTTGAGGCCAAGGGTATATGTTGGATAATGAATTTTCAACAAAAGCCTGAGACGCGTTTGATGTTGTTCCAACAAAGTTGACATCGTCCGAACTTTTCATTGAAGAACTTGGGTTTAAAACAACGTCTCTTCTGATTGGGTCTTGCCTAACTTCCCAAGCCTTGTAATGAACATCATCCAATAATCTTATAAACGCCTCTGTTGAAGCCATAATTACAGCCATTACATTCCTAACTGTTGGAGTGAATCCGATTCCGCTGTCAGCCTGAACCACTTTGTTGGCAAGTTCATTTGTAATACGAGTTCTTTCAGCGTCAAGTTTTTGATTCAATTGACCTTCCATACTTTCTAATATACCAACAAATCTATTAGGTCCTTCAAAAACAAAAAAGGTAAAAAAGTCTTTTACGATTTCAAAACCACCGTCAGGTTTTTTTGTTAAAGTAATCCCAAAATCTTGTAATATACTGTTAGCAATAAATGCCGCTAATAATTCAGGGTCAACGACACTATTGTTTGTTTGTATTCTATAGGTCCTTTGCCAATCGATGTTTGCAAAATCTATATTTGCTGTCATCGTATTATAAGTTATTGGATTGGGTATACTTAAGTTTTTACTCTTGGTTGTACCAAATGTTTCGTTTTCAGCAAGTCTTTTGTTGTAATTGATAATGATTGCTGTTAGTTCCGCAATAGCCGAAGACTTGGCACCAGTATCAAGATTTCTTTTGAATATAAAAACTTCTTCTCCACTTATTAAGTAATAAGGTCTTGTTGAATCTAAAAACAAAGTAGACCAAGATTGAGATTGTCCATATACTTTTTTGTAATATTCTGATAATGATTTTTTGTAACTTTCCCCATCGGTTAAAACTTGAAAATCAACTTTTTTGTATGTGTTTTCGATATTTTGTTCGAATTGTTGTAATTTGTAACCTAATTCCGCCAAAGTTAATCTAGGGAAATTGGGTTCTATTAACCCTTTCGCCTCATATTCTGAATACAATTCATTAATTTTTTGTCTACCTTTTTCATTTATCTTTTGAACTGAAAAAGACAAGTTACTATTTTCACTCTGTGGTACGTTTGTACCTGAACTGTTTGACGAGTTATCGTCTGCTGATTCAGGTGTGATGGGAGATTGGCTAACTTGGAATGTTCTTGCATACATATGTGGTAATGCAATCAAATGTCCGAGTTGTATTTCATTCAAAATATTGTATTTATATCCCTTGAATCTACAAGTAATTTGGTAATTACCGGATTGAGAATTAAATCTTGATTCAAAAGATTCTAAGTTTAACTGATACTTTATAGCCTGTCCATAATAACCTTTCATTGTAAGATAGAAAGGCGGATAAGGTAAATTAAAAAAAGCTGCGTATGGAGATTGGTCTCCCATTTCAAACAAAGCTTTACCCTGAATATCTTCAAATTCAATAGTTACTTCAGGTATGAAAGACATATTAGTAATTGTTTGAATACTTGTCATACCCAATAAACCAGGGTCAATAGTTCTTCCATACTGGTCAGTATTACTCGTTCCCCTAAAAGCTCTTTTACCTCTTGCCTCTACAATTTGTTCTTGTCTTTGATTTGTTCCTTTTTTTTCTGTTGCACCCAATCCTGTTAAAACATCATAATAACCCGTATTAGTAAACTCATCATTGTTTGGTTTTAAAAAATTAATTGTCGCGATTGAAATTGTTTCTATATCATCTACGGGTGTACCACCAACATTTAATTTTGTTCTTGGGAGAAGTGCAACTTCCAAGTTAGCATACATAATTAGATTTTCGTGGTCTACTAATCTTTCTTCAATAACAGTTTGTCCGTTTTTAGAACGTACCGTTTTGTTTGGGTCAACAACAACAATATTTTGATATGAATTTTCTACAAGGATATCACCTTTACCATCTGGTTGTAGAATAACGTTACCTGCCATAGTAGAAGAAATAAGTATCTATTGCGGATTTATAGTCTTGTAAAGAAGTTATCAAAGGATACGGAACACTTAAAATTGCCCCATCGTAAATGTTATTTTCAAGACCCCCATATTGAGGATTCGCCTGAAGTATTAACCATCCAAAAAAAGGTGTACCATAATACTCCTGTGATACTTTATCTAATCTACTTCTTCCAACTTTATAAATGTAAGCCTTATCAGATGGTTTTGAAGGCAAACTAACATAGGGGACAACAGTTTGTTCTCCGTTAACTAAAAATTGGTTGTATCTATTATAATATTGTAGTGCCATTATAACATCTGAACTTTACCTATTGTTATGTTTCCATCAATTTGGTTCCAAGTCAACTTATTTGTATTAGCGTTTGTTTTAAGTCCCAAATTTCTTACGTTGTCTATTTGATAAGCTTCAGGTTCATTACCAGCATCCCCTTTACGGGCCACAATATAATCCATTACTCTTGTTTTAACTAAGGGTTGGAACGGTCTATAAACAATATAGTCTTTTAAAGTAGTATTTGTAGCCTGAGTTATCAATTCATCACCCGCGGTGTTTTCATTTACATAAACTTGTCTTACACTCATACCTAAAGATTGTTGTGTTCCAATCCAATACCCGTCAAATTGTGTTGCAAAATCTGTATTACCATTACCGTGTAGAGTGGTATTATTTACAACATTTTCTATTATGGCAGCTTTGAAAGCGTCATAAAGTTTTAAATCTACAATATCATTTGATAAAACAAAATATTGATATTTGTTTGATTGTTCGTTCCAATAAACTGAATCGGTAATAGTATTGTATGGAATACCCGATGGTCTCTCAGGGTTTACAATGTAACCCTTTTTTCCCGAATTAAGAGTAACTTCGGTATTAAGAGCCGTCATAAAATTTACTAAAGAAGCTGAAATGGATTGAATGTCCAAAACCAACTCATCTTTTGTATTTCCTACAAAATTTGCAGTGACCGCTGACGTACCCGAATAATTATAAATTGTAACTTCACCGGTAGAATTTTGAAAACCATCTGTACCCCAAGGCGCGTCAGGTGTTTTAGCAGGTTTACTTGTTATTACATTAACTCTATTCAAACTTTGTAAATAAGTTTGTTGTGTGTTCACCAAATCTTGAATAATTGTCGTTAGTGAATTTTGAAAAGAGCCTCTTTTATTTGTTATAAAATTACGATAGTTATCCTTAATTTGTCTTACCGCTTTTTGTGAGAAATTTTTTGATTCTATCCATTGAATAAACGTGTCGTCACCGCTACTGATATTTTTTATATACTCAGCAAAGATGTCATTAATTTGTTTTTCAATTTCTGACGGTTTACCAAAAAGATTTGTTTCTGAATTTCCACCATTAACAATAAATCCGCCGTTTGTATAATTTCTATTGTAAGATAACATTTGTCTAACCCCGTTATTGTATTGACGAAGGGCATCTCTGTTTTTGTTTACCACAGTTTGAAAATATGTTTGAGTTTGTGTCACAAAGGAATTCATAAAAGACCCATATTCAATTGTTCCTCTTTGAATACCGTCGGTTATTACACTCGTTAAAACTTTTCCCACAGTTTCATTGTTGTTACTTGAAGGTGGATTTTCCACGTCAGAAACTGTTGGTGGGTTTACTTCAAACCCAATATTTTCGATAAACTGTTTGTCTAATACTTGATAACTTAAGTCAGTCGAATCTGCCCTCTCATCATATATTTCAGTGTTAGCATAATAGTTAAATGATAGTGCATTTTGTAATTTATCAACTGCGGTTTTTAGTCCTTGTCCACCTACAAAATTAAAACCCAAAGTAATGTTTGCAATCATAGGTTGAACCCCAATACCCTCAGGATTCAAATCCAAATCCTCATAACCTATTTGAAGTGAAGAAGGAATAATCTTTGAGTGCCAAAAATCTCCAACTCTTAAAATAAGAACAGGTGGAGTACCAAAAGATGTGTTCACCGCATTGTTGTATTCCAAACTTGTTGCACCATTAACATCATTTCTAATGGTTGGAATAGTATCTCCAGGTCTCATACACTGTTGAAGGAATGTCAATCTTGAATTCAGACCTTCAGGGGTAATTGAGTGGAATGCAGGATGGAAGAATTTTAATTTATCTCTAAGGTTATCGAAAACCATAGGAGTTTCTTGTTTGATTAATTCAAAGTAGTCACATTCAGACAATAATAATCTTAAAACTCTTTTTGTAATGTTATCTCTTAAAACCTCTTGAGTCTCAACAACTTGTTTTGTCACAGTCCTGTTAGAAACCTCAGTGGTTACATTTTCTTGATAACGTGGAGACTGTTGATTATTTACGGAAGGTGGCTTAATTGGTGCTGGTGCCGTCACGTCTATTTTAGCAAAAGCAACTCTTCTACAAGCCATAGCTCTAACGCTATAAATTTGTGTGCTTAATGCTAAACTATCGTTGGGTGCAGATTGACAATTCTGTTCGCCAAATGACCTACTCGGTCCACGGGGTACAACTGTTGTTTGTTCACCTAATGCCTGTGTTGGTCCGAAAGTTAATCTTCCTGTTTGAATATACTGATTTAAATTTCCTACAAGAGCGACGTATTGTTTAACAGAATCAATTCTTCTTTGAGAAAGAGATTTGTTGTAAGTTTCTGATTGAGGCATTGAAGCACTTCCAACCAAAATAATATTTGCGGTCGCACTTGGGTTGTTGTCCAATGTTGTAGATAATTGGAGTAACATCTGTTGAATTTCAGTTTTATTACTTTCTACTATGTCTGTAAAAAATGTTGCAACTTCTTGTTTTTCATTACTTTGTTCTTGATACTCTTGTTTTGTAGGAGTGGCAACGTAAGTGTTGTAGAGAATGTTATATTGTTCAACACTTTGTCCATTCAACGGGATGTCATTGTCAAAATATAATGCATAATTTTCGAAAGTTTTAAATGGGAATGTGTCAGCAGTTTGACTATTGTTGGTTGATGTGTTTATACCAACACCACCATTTCCAACACCGTTGGCGTTTGTTGAGTCGTTACCTGTTTGAACAGTATTAGTGATATATCTAATATCCTCTGTTGTAACCGTTTGATTTACAATCCTCTCCTGTATTTCACGTAAATCATCAGGGTTTACTTGATAATATTTTTCAGCTAACTCATACAAGTCATATTTTTTACATCCCGCAAAAAATGAGTCTAACAATCCTTGAGCCTTTTCTCTTAATGTTTCACTTGCTAATACTCTATTTACAATTAAGTTAAGGACTGAGGGGTGGTCTACAACTACTTTCCAAGTTAAAGTACCAGACCTAGAAGTATTGCTGTAGGTGTATACTGGTTCAGGTCTACCAATAAAATCAGTTGGTTTGAATGTCGGAGTAACTGATTCACTAAAAGTCATTCCATAAGGTGGAAACCACATTACACGTCCCCCATTTGGCCCCCTCTCACAAACAGGTAAATCCGACCAAGTCAGACCTGGTCTGTTTGATGTTCTCCAAGCTAAGTTTTCGATGGAGAACATATACTTCTGAGCTCTTCCATCAAATATGTTTGTTGAAGTATCACCCTTCATAGGTGCAATATTCAAGTTATAGGTATTATCCAATATTGAATAGGCAAATTTTCTTCCCGACTTAGTTATTCCATCTTGTTTTTGTAAATCATTATACTGAAGATATGGTGTATCTTTTTGGAAAATTCTACAATATTCAGCACCTTTCTCAACACCCAACTCCCCTACGTATCTTATTACTTTTGAACCTTTGGTAATTTCTTTGTAACCATCATTGAATACTTTTGATACTTGGTCTATTGCGTTTCCAACGTGTTGTAATCTTCTACCGCCTCTTGGTTGTGAATTTATAAGTCGTTGAGTATCATCTAAAATAGAACCATTTTTGAATTTAAAGTTTGTAGATTCTGAATTCGAATAATTAAGAGTCGGGAAATCAGGGTCTTCGGAAATATTTTGTCCCCCCAACCCAACTTTGAAACCAGCGTTATCTTTGTACTTAGGTGATACCCAAGTAAATCCCCCCATTATATCACCACCATTACTGTATGTTGGTCCATTTGCTCCTAACTTAATAGCCCGACTTGGACCTTCGTAAAGTTGTGCAATTTCTTGTGGTCCGTAAACTGGCGATTGTATTTCACCTCCAAACGAATCCGTTGGTAAATCACCTTGTGGAGATAAAATGTCACCTGGTTCAGATTTAGGTGAACCTATGTAATAATTTGAATCGTTTTCAGTTGCACCTCTTAGTGCTCCCCTAACATTATCAAAGAAAGTTCTTGTGTATGCCGGTTTGAATAGATTGTAATCTAATGATTGGAACAATAAATTTTTGGTCCCTGAGCCAGTATTTTGTAAAAACAATATAGAGCCTGATTTTGGTGAACCCAATAATCTTCCAAAGAATCTACCGATTCCTGAATTAAGGTTGGCTTGTGCATACGCACCTGACAACTGTTGGGTTGTCATAGGTAATCTCCTATTTATTGATGAATCAAAATAATCACCGGGGATAGTTGAGTATGGAGCGTAACTTCCTGAAACTCTATTGATAAAATCCGCAGCAGCCCCTAAAACGGCACTACTTTGTGTGATATTATATATTGGTTCTAAAATTGGTACTCGACCTAATATAATACCAAAGATATCAGAACCACCTGCACCATTCAAAAAGTTTGCTCGACCTATGGTATTTCTTCTGATGTTTGCGGCAATTCTTTTTTCGAATTGTTCTTTCAACAACTTAGAACCCAATTGTACTATGAATGAATCTTGTGATGTTAATCCATTACTACCTACGGGGTCTTTTTGAAGTAAAATATTTACTGAACGATATACTGATGGTACAAATGTAGGATATTGTTGTGCTCTTTGACCTTTACCTAAAATTTCATCTAAACTTACATACTGACCACCATCGATAAGTGCTGGTGGGTCAAATAAATTTAAGGGTTGCCAAGCAGGTGAAATACCAGGGAAACCAATCTGAGCGGCTTTTGGTGCGTCATCAATTAATCTTGCATCACTAAAATCATATTCACCTTCATTAGAATTTGTATTTTGTAATGTACTTGGGTCCCTAACTTGTTTGTAACCACCAGATGCCCCGTATTGATTTAAAGGGTATGCCTTGGTCGCAAATATTGGGTTGTCAATTAATGTATCGTCAGAATCTGTGGGTGTTAAATCCCTTTGAATGGTTTCGTAGTTTATTGGGGGGGAAGCCTTAGTGGGTGATTTTACATAAGGCACGAGGTTTCTAACAATAAGTTTTTTTCTAAAAACCTCTGAGCTTGCAAAATCTAAAGGACTAGCCATTTTGTGTTTTTAAATAAATAGAAACTTGATTGTTTTTTATCTATTAAGGGCTTTTATTTCAACAGCAGCTCTTTCTCTTATGATTTGATGTAACAAGTTTTGAAATTCTCTATCTCTGAAGAGCGCCTGAACTTGTTTAGGGTCAACACCAGGAGTTTGAACATTTACGCTTATTGTTCCATCTAAATTAAAATCTCCATTTATTGTTTGTGTTTTTTCACTAACTGTTGTCAAACTTCTTATGGCATCTGTCAATTGTTTATACCCTACTCCTACAGCAGATAAACTTTCTTTTGGCATATTTGTCCCAAGTTCTGACAAAAATCTTTTCATAATTTCAGCGCTCTTTGCAGGAATATCTTCTTTAGGTTTTGCTAACTCATTAAGAGCTTTTTCAATTTGTGCAGGGTCTCTTGTAGTAATTGCGTCTAATACAACTTGTCTAACACTGTTTCCAACTCCCTCGAACATTGTTCTCATATCTCCTTGGGATGGTACCGCTTTGTTCATACTTGTTGAAAAATCATCATATGCTGTTCCCAAATCCTCAAAAACTCTCCTAAATCCAGTCTGACCAGCTGCACCATATAAAAAATAATTTTTAATTGCTGCAGTATCATTAGCCATTTTTTCGGAAACTCTAAATTGACTTCTTTGAATTTCTTCAATCGTCTTAGGTTCTTGTTCTTGTTGTTCTATTAACTTACTAAACTGTTGGGAGGTCAATTCCGAAAGTTTTACATCTATTTCACCTTTTTGTTCATCAAATATTCTAACAACATAGTCACCATCTTTTTTCTTTGCTATGTTGGCAATCATCATTTTATCTTCTTCACTAGCATCAATACTAAAATTGATGTCCGATAATCTTGTGTCTAATTCCAAAGCGGCTAAAGCAGTCTTTTTTAAATTTTCAGCACTCAGACCAGTTTGTTTTTCAACCTCTCTCAACATTCTTATTCCATACGGATTAATTTCAAACCTTTGTGTTTCTTTGTCAAATTGTGCGTATGTCTTGGCTAAATCAATGACACTATCTTGTAATTTTCCTGGGTCATTGATAGATGCATCCATCAAGGCAAACGGGTCGACCAATGTACCCATAGTCACACCTAATCTTTGGAATGCCGATGCCAACTCAATAGCTCCTTCAGGGTCCATAGCCTTTTCAGCTAACTGAGCAGTTTGATTCATATCAAAACGTAACATAGATGCTTGTGCAGCCATTTTTGTCAGACCCATAACACCATCTTGGAAATTGAATCGGTTCATATATCCCATATTATCAGTTACGTCACCCATAATTTTTTTTGCATTCAGTCCCATACTTTGAATGTACTGAATGGACTCGGCAGTTATTTCTCCGATGTTTTCGATACTATTGCCTACTTCTACAAAATCTTGTACCAAGTCGTCCGCAAATTGACCTAACAGTTTTGCAGTTGCATATATCTCTTGAACGGTTTGAGATGTTTCTACAACATTCCGTCTTGAGGCAACTGCAATATTAGAAATTGTTTCTTGAGTCGCAGTTAAATCTCCACCCAATCTTGTAATACCAGCAACTGAATCCGATAGTGCTGTGGAGAATTCCAACACTCTTGTTCTCGATTCCAAAAAACCATTATTAATATCTTTAATTCCCTGAGTTAGATTGTCAAAAGCGTTGACAAGACCTTCGTCCTTTAATCCGGCTTTGAGTTTGTCAATTGCCCCCAAGAAACCACCAATGTTTTCTTCTGCCATATGAGTTTTTTAGATAAATAGATTATTGGTCACTTTTTATTGTGGTTTGTTTTCGTCCACCCACTTATCCAAAAGATATTTTCTAAAATATATTGGCATAGTCTGAAACTCAGACCAACTAACTCCAACTAACTTGGACAGATAGTAAAATTCGTCTAATTGTGTTTTTCTATACTCAGAAGAAAGGGCGAAAAAACTCGACCCCAAACCCTACGTTAACCGTAAGTTTTTCTCCTGATGGGGCTATAATAACCCTAGACATATCGAGTCTAGGTTCGTTATCATTCATAAATTTACTTATGAATTTCGAGTCAGCAATTGGCATTGTCTCAACAAATTTTGCAATTTCTCCTTTATCAGAATTTTCACCAATTTTTTGGATTTCTTTCTGTAGACGAAGTGTTCTTCTCGGTGCCACACGACCTTGAGGGTATGATTGTATTTGTCTACTCAAATCCATTGTTTCACCGTAATTTAATGGTTTGAGTTTAACTGTAGTCTGAGATACAGGAAGTGTAACAGTAAATGTTCCATCTTCAGAAGGTGTTTGTCCTCTTTTTATATTAATCTCGTCAAGTCTAACGTTTGTTTTGAAGTCTCTGTCGGTTTTAGGGTCCTTGAGGTTTAATTCTAATTCTGGTCCAAAAGCTGTATTTCTCAAAAAGATAAGGATTGACTCTACATCACCTTCAAGCAATTCCTCAGGTCTCATACCTGGTTCAAATACTTTTGCTCTCAGTAAATTCAGAGTCATATCTTGACCCCCAGCTAACAAAATGTTTTCATCAGATGCTGTCAAGTAACCCACCTTGATTGAGTCTTTTTTATTTTTGTAAAACATACCCCCACTTGGAAGTGTTACCACATCGTGTGGTAGAGTAAAATTCATTTGTCCGTAATCTTCAACTTTATTTTCCATAATAAAAAACCGTAGGGATTGGCCCTACGGTTAAATATAACGTCTTAAAAAAATTAATAAAGATTAATAAACAAGAACACAGCGGTCCATTCTGAGTGTTGCTGTGATTGTTGCTAAAGCATCCTGACTGTAACTTAATTGGTTGAAGTTTACGTCTGTTAAGAATGTTCCGTAAAGAATCCACTTTTCAACAACAACACCAGTTGGGTCTAACATTTCGAGGTCCACGTCTTTTTTGTATCCTGCAGCATATCCCATACGACCTGTTACAGATTCGGCGTGTAGACGAACCCACTCCATAAGAGCTTGAGATGCAGATGGACCAATTGGGTCTCGGAACGTTACATTAATCGTTTGCCAATTAAATCTACCCGCAACAAATGTTGATGTGTTTAGGAATTGTATTTCAGTAGCGCCAATCATAATGTGAGGTCTTGAGGTGCTTTCTACAAACCATTCGTTAATTCCTAAAGAGGAAGGAAACCTTAGAATAAAACGATTCTGACGTTTAGGTTCGTAAGGTATGGGCATTTTCATTAATAAATCAGCCAT